TGATGCATTTCCAAAGTCAACATGGACTGTATTAGCAACATATGTGCTTGCAGTACTAACAGTAGGATGAAGATCTAAATTAACTCTACCTCCAGCAATATAAGCACTATAAGTTCCAAGACCAGGTTCACCAGATGCACTACCAACATTACCTGTAGTTAACTGCCCATACTCTATTAAATCTACATTAGTACCATCATGAACCAAAGTTATCTCATCATGCTCCCAGTAGGATGAATCACTAGCAGCATATGCAACTAGAATCTTAGATCCTCTGTAAGTAGTAGCAAAAGATACTATATTATGTTGTGTAGTAATTCCTAAGGGTATGGTTGAAGTACTACTTACAATATTAACAATACCACCCAATCCAGTGGAAGCTACACCAACAACACTCTCAGAAATATTATATGCTACATTAGAAACATCATAATTATTAAATTTAAACTTCTTAGGGAAGAATAGAAGTCTTCCATCATCACCAGCAATATCCATATCAAACGAACCCAAATCTCCACCAAACTCACCAAGGTCAGTATTGGTTTCAACTCTACCATACTGATTTAAGAAGATATTACCACTATCATCATGAAGTGCAGAAACTAATAAGATCTGCCTTTCTTTAGTAAATCTCTTATCTCTAATAAAACTAACATATTTTCTATATCTTACACTTGCTAAGTTAAAACTATCAACAGACATGAAAGCATCTGTTCTAGCATTATTATTAAAATCACCACTAATATCATCAATAGTCAATACTCTATTACCTATAGATTCATTATAGTCTTGCAAAATTCTAGATTTAAAAACTATTTCATCAGAAATAATAGATGAATCTATTTCTAGTGTTTTTTCAGTAACAAGATCAAAATCAAATACAGTATTTAAACTAACAGGTTCTGATAAAGTAGTAATAACATCAAAACTAGTGCCATCTTGGACAGTAGACACTCCAACTTCTTGTTCATTTCTAATAACTAAATCACTGAATTTTTTAAATCCTGCAGTATGATTTAAAGTAGATACAGGTTCTTTCCATTTTTCATATTCACATTCTGATTTTAAAGAATATGAGAAGTATTGATAATAATCACTATCAAAGACTCTTTGTAGATTATCATTTAAGAATCCAGTATTTTTTTGGAATCCTTCTTTCACTAAGGAAGAAGATCCAATATCATATAAAGAATTATCCAAAACAACTTCAGTTATTTTTCCTTGAGTTCCAGAGGACTCTCCAATAAAATTATCGCCAACTTCAAAATCTTGAATAGAAGATATTCTAATATATCCATAATTATTATTCCATGATTGAATAACTCCTCTGTTAGATCCAGAAACTCCATTCTCTCCTTTTTCAAATTCATCAACTTTTAAAGAAGGATCAAATATTGGGAAATCTTCTTCTGCTACAATCTTAGCTGATGAAATATTAGATTTAAATGTTCCTGGAATTTCCCCTTCACTAATAATATTAGATAAACTATATCTTACTGTTCCTAAAGTTCCTCCAATATTAGGATCTGTTGCTAATATTTCAAATAAAGTATAATTATAATTTTCACTATTAAATCCTTTTCCAGTGCTTCCAACTCCAACACTAACACCTTCAATCATTACCTTCTTACCCACCTCAAATGGATAATCAGCAGAATTACTAAAACTTGCTCCAATAGTTATAGTTACATTTTTTGCTCCACTGTCATAATCAATATTATTAATAGTGTATCCATTAGAATTGCTAATAGGAATTATCTTAGGAGTAACATTATTTAAAGTTTTAGTATTTCTTAAAATACTAACTTGAGTATCACCTAACTCATAATCCAATTCAATATCGTTAACTACTTTATTAGTTAATCCATCCAAAAGAACTAAACCAGGAGATTCTAGATAATTTTTACCTACGGAACTAATACCAATACTATCTAAGGAAGTAAGTAAATCTACTTTTATTAATTGAGGTATATTAGCTTCAGGTCTTAAAGTTCTATCTACAGGATAATCAAATCCAATATCCCTAATAACAGTATGGCATATTTTACCTATGTCATAACCTCTTGTTTCTAAAACTGCATTTTTTCCACTATTTGTTATAATAGTGGAAATTCCTGGAAGAGTTCTATATTGGAATCCATTATTTTCAATTACAATCTTTGATATGGGTCCATCAGTTCTTGTTGAATTTGTAAAATAAGAAAACTCACCATCAGAAGATGTATATTCTAATTTTTCAGGAGAAACAGGACATATGAACGAGAATGTGGTAGAACCTAAACCCACTATGTTTTGGGTTCCAGTTAAAGGACTATGAAAAAGACTTATAGAATTACTGTCAATAATATTTTCAACATCCCTTATAATTTGCAATTTAACTGTTGTATTTAAAATTTCATTTATAGGTAATAAATTATAGTATAAAGTTTTATCAATTTCTTTAACATTTTTAACTGTAAGATTAGCATTTGCATCTATACCAATTCTACCAGTTTTAGCAACATTAAAATCATCACTCTTACCAGATGTAATAAATTTATTACTGAGATTTGGATCTTCATATAAATCAAAATCAAATGCGCTATATGAAACTTCATTATTAATAAATGCTAATGAAGAATCTGAAAGATCAAAGTATATTTTTAAATTCTTCTCAGTACGTATGGGAGGATTAATTGGAGATATAGTTCCAGCAGAAGCACTAGTAATATTAATTGTTTTTGGTTGTATATTAATAACCTCATAATAATTATCTGATAATTTAATAGTATTAGTATCTACTACAGACACATAATAAATTCTATTATCAGATAAACCTCCAGAAGAAGTATCTGCAGTATGAATAACCTTTTGTCCAGTTTTATATCCATGTCTAGCAATAGTAATAGTATCATTACCCACACTAACATCTCCAGAAGAGAAAGTTCTAGGATCTATTACTATTCTTCTATTATAATCATTATAAGCTACCTTTACAGTGGTGGTTATACCTGGAGAAACATTTAATTTAATTTGATCTCTAGATACAAGACCATGAGTAGAAGATGTAGATACAGTAACCATTGATCTACTCAATGATCCTGTTAATACACTATCACGATTGGTTTTAAAACTATGATAGATTCCAGTGCCCACTCCAATAAAGAATAATGTAGAAACTGTAGTGGTACTATTAATTCCTACAAAAGAACCTGTAGAACCCAATCCAACCTGTGCTGTAGAAATTCCTATTAAGTCATTTGTTAATTTTGCTGCATATACTGTTTGTCCTTGAGTAAGAGCAAATCCATCAATACCATCAGTAGAAACTGATACAGCAGTTCCTGCATTAGTGCTATAAGTTAAAGCATCTCCAGTATTCAATCTATGATTTTTAAAGTAAATTGCTTTAGTTGGAATGAATATTTCGCTTATTCCAGTTCCAGGATTAGAGAATGAAAGAGTAGAACCAATTCCTACTCCAGAAAGAGTTCCTAATCCTACTGATTCTGCAGGATTGAAATATAATTCATCATTAAGTGTTAATGCTTTTTCTACTTTAGAATTGCTAGTAAAACTAAAACCTCGAGGTTTTTGTTGAAGTTGAGTAGTTGCAGTATGAGCAGTACCAGTTGTAGAATCATGCTCTCTTATTACTCTAATTCTAGATAAATCATTATCTACATTTAATACCTTTACCTTTTCAGTTCCTATTCCCAAAACATCATTAGATCTAATGAAAGGATATCTTGCAAAACCATTCAAGTTAAAATAAGTTATTATACCAGTGGCAGCAGAAGTTCCTACTTCTTCATATAATTTAAATGAACCAGTCTTTATTCCTACAGTTATTATTGAATTATTATTAACTCCAGTTGTGCTTAATCCAGATATGTAAATTGATTCTCTATGGAAAAAATTATGAGGAGTAGTAGTATATCCTACAAATTGAGAACCACCATTTGGTATAATTTCTACATTTGAAAATTCAGTGTTGGCAACACTAATATTACTTATAGTTCTTCCTCTAATAAGAGTAACTTTAGATTTAGCTCCATAACCACTGGAACCAGCATCTTCAAAAACTACTTCATCATTAACTTTATATCCAGTACCTCCTGTAATAATTCCTACTGATTGTATATTACCTGCAGTAGTGGATTCTACATAAGTTTGTTGTTTGCGAATATCACTAGGATCTACTAAGAAATCATATGAACTATCCTTTAAAAGGAAATTATATGGACTAGTATTTCTAACTAATTTTGTTCTATTAAGATCCACTAAATCTTGATTTGATTGGAAATCAAAATTATATTCTATGGGTTCATGTTTAAATGAATTACCTATAAAATAAGGAAATTGTGGTTTTCTATAATTTTTAAATACCCCTTCAGAATCTCTGAAATCTGGATTGATTAAAGAAAAATATGCATATACTCCATTAGGATATTCTGGAGTTTTGCAGAATCTCCCATTGTGTTCATCCAAATCCTTATCATCAGAATAAGAATAATCCTCTACAAAAAATCCTTCAGAATAAATCTGATTACCATTAGAAGTTAGTGGATTTGGTCTAATGGAAGATATAGAAGGAGTATATCCAGATTCTAAAATTTTAATTGGTCCACCAGAAGCATTTGTATATCCATAAGGACCATAGATTGGACATCCATCATAAGACCATCCAATAATAGGAGAATGAGTAATTGAATTTTGTTCAATATCATTTTCAAGAGATAAATCAGGCACAAAGACTTCTTTATCACCTATAGCTTTCTTTACGTATGTTGATTGCCTTAATTTTCTAGGAGAATATAAATGTGAATATTGAAGTCCATATTCAGGATTTAATCCTACACTAACAATTCCATCATCAGTTGTGATTTGATCATTCTGAACTAATCTTTCAACATTATTGATAGTCCAAGATTTGGGACTACTGTAAAAATTAGATCCACTTCCATTAGATGTTACTGTTATAAAAGCATCTGAAGATGTATGCCCAACACCACTATTAACTATTTTAACTGATTCTATTTTTCCTTCTTTTAAAATAGGAATAATATTAGTTCCTTGTCCAGTTCCTCCTACTTTTAAATTTGGGGGAGAATTATATTCTACTCCTGCATTCAGTATTATAACTTCAGTTAGTTTACCTTCAACACTTATTATTGGAATTAATTGGGCATTTTTACCATTCTTCAATTCAAAGGTAGGTTGTCTATTGTAATTAATTATATCTGAAGATCCATATCCTACACCACCATTAGCGATATATACAGACTTAATAGATCCTCTTACAACTGGTCTTACAGATGCATTAAAGTTTTGCCCAGAAAGAGTTGATACTCCAATATTTCCAAATATTGATACTTCAATAGGAGGATAATTAAATTCATGTATTCCTGAACCACCAGAAAGTAAATTTACATATTTTTTATTTTTTAAGTAAAAACTAGATGCAGTAGAACCCACTCCAACAGCAGATAGTTTAAATGAACCACCATCTACAGCAGTAACATAATAATCAGTTAAAGTTGATAGTCCAATGATAGGAGTAGACTTAGAATCATATCTTATCAATTCACCACTTTTGTATCCATGATTAGGAATATTAATTATATTATTAGAAGTATTAATTCCAGAAGAAGTGGTTGAAGTCAGTCTATTAGTATATCCAGAACCAGAGCTTCCAATACTTATAGAATTTAATATTCTTTTTTGATTAGCACATTTTAGTTCTTGAATACCTGCTCCATAACCAGTAAGTGAGACAGATGAGACTCCTGTAATTGCCTCTGCATAATTATTATGCAGTGAAACATTAGTTGCATCTTTTATAGAACAATAATAAGATGCGTTGGTGGTTAAACCTGCTATAGCAGTTTGAGTATCTGTAATATAAGTTACAAGTTCTCCATCTCTAAATTTATGGAATGTGGAAAATCCTATTGTATTATTAGTAAGATTAACAAACCCACCAGTTGAAGTTGAATCAAATGTTAAAGAATGTTCTTTAAAAGTTAAATTAGGATAAGCTCTACATCCACTTCCATTTGCTCCACTTATTTTTACAGTAGGAGTGTTAATATAATCAAATCCAGCATCTATTATATCAATTCTTTCAACAGAACCTTGAACTTCACAATAAGCAGATACTCCCACTCCAGTAGAATCTGTAATAGATAAAATAGGAGGATTTACTACATCATAATTATCTCCACCACTTGTAACTGAAATTTCTTCAATAGCACCATATGAAATAACATCATTTGACTTATAATTAAGTATTTCAACTCCATTAACTAAAATACCAGTTTTTCCTACAGGTGTTAGTTTACTAGAAAGAGTAGAAACTGGTGGTTGAATCTTTCTTATTATTTTTTGTGATGATATTGTTTTTCCGCTGAAAGAAGAAAGTTCAAACTTATTATTGCTTATGTTTCCAGAAAAAGAAACATATATTTCATTAGAAATATTAGCACTACTCTTAGAAATATTAAAAGTATTAATATCTATTTTTTTAACAAAATATTCACCAGCAACAATATCTAATTTATTATCATCGCCACCAGGAACATAAATTACTCTTTCTCCAGTTAATAATCCATGATTTGGAATAGTTATTTCAGAACTCTCTTCAAATGAACCAGAAAATGTAAGAGAAGTTTCTCTAATATCTAAAGCATCCTTAAAATAACTTGGAAGAGAAGATGCAGTAATATATACATCATGATCATCTAAGTATGAGTTTTGAATATTTGTAGTATAGATATTAGCACTAGGATAATTACTTAAATTGGCTTTAGATAATAATCTCGTAATTCTATAATTAATATCAGTATTTAATTCACCAGATCCTTTAATTAAAATCTCTTTAGAACTAATAAGAGAAATAATATCGCAAGCAACACTATTGATAAGAGCGTTATCTCCTACAATAAAATTATGATTATTATCTAAATTTAATTTATAAGTAAAGTTTGAAGAGTCAACTAGTTCTATAGATTCTACATTATATGTGACAGAAATATTAGTAAGTAAATTATCTGTTACTGTGCTTTTAGAAATAGAACCCAATCCTTTAGGTTCTATAATACTACCAGCTTCGTTATAATAAGTAGAATTAAATTCTACATTCAAATCATCCAAAACACCAGTTACTCTAACTCTTACTACATCAGCAGTTCCTACACCAGAATACCCATAAGCATCTACATCTAATCTTAAATCTTGTGTAGGAGAAAGAGATTTATCTACTCCAGAACATCCAAAAAATTGAGTTAAAGATTTAGAATCATACTTTATAGCGTTAAAAGTTCCATCTATATAATTAGCAATTAATGTTCCAGTAGTCCCAAATCCTACAGTAGAATCTACAGATAAAACAGTAGAACCAACAGAAACAGAATCTACTAATTTAGTATTAGGATGTATGGAAAAATCTCCACTTAATCTATCATCTTTTTTATTATAATCTAAACTTATTCTATAATATGTTTTTTCACCTCTTACTATCTTTTCTACACCACTAATAGATCCTGTAGCTTTAGGTAGTCCATAAACATTATCTTGAAATAAGTTTCTATTAATTAAATCTGAAGGATCTCCATCAAGAGACTCTACTACAATTTGCTTTGAAACTTTATAATTAGCATCAGAAGGAATAAAAAGAAAATCACGTGGTTTAATTACTTCAACATCTTTACTATAAAGTGCTCTGAAGAGAATTTCAAATGATTGATCAGTTCCTTTAGATGAATAAAAATCTTTTGATTGCTTGACAAATAATCTTTTATTAATATCGCTAGATAATTTCCTTTCTTCAAATCCTGGTGTAATTTGAGATTTTACTTTTTTATAAAATTCTTGTAAAAACCTAATACTTAAATTATTAACTGTTGTTCCAGATGAATGAGTAGAAATTCCTGATTGAGAAAAAAGAAGTTCATCTTTTTTAGTTGGACTCTTATATGTTGTTATTCCGCTAAATCCTCTAGCACATCCAGTAAAGGAAGTTGAAGTAATTCCAGTATATGTAATAATTTCAGAATTTATTTCAATTAATCCATAACTATCAGGAAATCCAGTGGTAGATTCTACAGATATAGTATTATCAGAAATTCCTACTACAGATGAAAGAGTTGTAGACTCTATTAAATCTGCTAATTCATCAACTTTAATATATTTGTCAATATTTTGTAAAACATCTAATGTAGATCCCTGACCTTCTAAAGCAGTATAATATTGTGCTAAAAATTCACCAGCAAGAGGAAAATCCGCTCTTACGAAATCTGGCAGTTGATTTTTTACAACTGAACTAATTTTGACTCTTGTATTTTCTGGCATTTTACGGGAGAATTAATATCCTGAAGTAGACATTGTAGAACTAGCAGGTGCTAACACTGGATTATTAGCAGCTCCTACGACATATGTATCTGAGGAGAGAAGGGATGTATTTGCACCTTCATCTTCAGTCAATCTAGCTAGATCACCAGAAAAATAACTTGAAGTAGCTGTATAAAGAGTACCTGATGTATTTTCACCAGAACCTATGTTATCAGCAACCATATCTATAGTGCTATTGTTAATATCTAGTTGTAAATATAAATCTTGCAATCCAACAACATCATTGGATTTGGGACATGCTGAAATTTCTATTATTGGAATTTCTTGAACACGTTTAGATGTTGCTACTATGTTAATAGGTTTAATTAGTATTTCACCCCTTACATAATCAACAGTACCAATATTATTGCTAATAATTGTAGAATTACTTCTTCCCTTTAAGGTAAATAAAATCAATCTTCCAGTTTTTCTGTCAGAATTGGAAATATCACTTAAATAAACAGTATCAGCCACTCCAAAGATATTGAATCCTGATGATTTAATATTATAACCATTTACACTCTTTATATAAAAAGAATTACCAAAACATAACTCATATTCTGCATTTTGATTTAATGCAGGTTTTAAATCTCTTCTTATTTCAATCTTTGTAATATTTGAAGTTATAGAATCATTACTATTATCTACAACAGCTTGAAATTTACTATATTTGAATTTCGCACCATATTTATTCATTTCAGATGAATCTGCATAGGTATTAACATTATTTAATACCACAGCTTTAACTGCATCTGAACTTGAAGCTAAACTTGGGTTATAATATGCATTAATATGAGATTCAACATACAAATACTTCAAATCTAGTATTTCAGTTACAATTCCAGCAACAGAGTACTTTCTTAATAACTCATTAAGGTTATTTTTGATGGAATCTGGTACATAAGGACCATAAAAAGGTTTTATAGTGATAAAAACCTTTCCATACTTAGGAGGACTCAATTCTTCTCCACCAAAAACTGAAACTGACTCAGTTTCTGGGTAAATTTTAGGAATTAGTGCCTCATAATCACCTGCTGTGACTGCTCTATTATAAGCAGAGTAAACTTTAGGTGCAAAACGCTTAATTGAGTCAACAGATTCAATTTCTTTACCTCCAATAGACTCATTTAGAGTTGAAAGTAAAGAAATTCCTGTACTAATAAGGTTATTATTGTTATCTACCAATCTTCCATTAAAATTAAAGGAAGAAACACCATTCGCTGCCTCTCCACTGCTAGTAATATAGGAAACTTCAATATAATTCAGTGCTTTTAACTTTTCTCCAAAGACTCCATCACCAAAAATGAGCTCATATCTCTGATCATCTATTTCTTGGACAAAATATACCCTAGAAGAGGAGGTAACTTCTATTAGAGTATCAGAAAATATATATTTTTTAGATGAAGTGCTTGATTGAGTCTCTCTTATAGTTACTTCAAGAGTAGAAGTGTCAATATTTGAATTTTCTAGGATATATCTTGATGGAGGAGCAGGAACATTTGCTGTAACAGTGAAATTTGAGGTTAAAAATGTCCCTTCATAGATTGTGACATTGTTAAAAGTAGCAATTCCATCAACTACAGGCACTGTAATGTCACTTGGAATGCAAAAAGAGTAACTTTCTGACCCAAAGACAGATGCAGAAGTGGTTACAATGCCTTTTTTAAGGGTTACAGTAACAGGTTTAGTAGTAAAACCAGTTGTATCTACAAAAAATGAAATTATTGCTTTAGATGCAGTCCTTGATCTGGGTGTATAACCTATATTACGTGCTAGTGCTACTACATTTTCTCTCAAAGTAGCACTATCTATGAAAACCTCATTGCTAATCATGTTAGCATTGTATGAGGAGATGTAAGTATTGTATGCTAATACATCAAGAATGTTAGAAAGATTAGATCCTTCAAAATCATAGTCTGTAAAATCAGAATTTTCTTTCAAATAATCCTTCAGTGAAGTTTTTATTTGATCAAAATCTAAGTTTGTAAAGTTAACTAGTGCCATTTATCTTGTAGGCTGTAGTGCAAAGTTTAATTGTTGAGGTAAAGCATCAACTCCTATAACATCATATGTAATAGTTACATCAAATTGGTTGTTGTCGAAGTCACCTTTCACTTTCACATCCTCTAATTTGACTCTAGGTTCAAATTTAATGATAGTTTGTTCAATTTCATCCCTAATAACAGCAGCAGAAATGTCATCCACAGTGTCAAAAAGGATTTCGCTCACCTCAGACCCTAACTTTGGGTTAAAAAACCTTTCACCAGGAGTAGTAAGCACTAAATTCCTAATAGAACGTGCAATTGCAGTGTCATTCTTGACACCTATGATGTCATCTGTAATGGGATTTACCTCAAAAGACATACTAATGTCCTTGAATCCCCTACTAACCCTTTCTAAAGGCATAAAATTAAGTAATTATAAGTTATTTATCATAAAAAAAGAGACCCTTAGGTCTCTTGTACTATCTTCCTTGTCCTCTATACCTTTTTTTAGGTTTATTGGAACTAGTTGCTGAATACTTAGTGTGTTTTCCAGTTCCTTGATTAGTCTTCTTGGGTATGGTTTCAACAAACTCATTCCCAGAGAGAGATT